GTGATTATGGAAGTGGTGTTAGAAATAATGCCAAAAGAGGTATTGAACTAAATAAAAAAGTAAATAATAAATGTGCTACTTCTGTAGGTAAGGTGAGAGCTCAACAACTAGCAAGAGGTGAAAAATTATCTGTTGGCACTATAAAAAGAATGTACTCATATTTAAGTAGAGCAGAAACCTATTATGACCCTAATGATAGTAAAGCATGTGGAACTATATCATATTTATTATGGGGTGGTAAAGCAGGGTTAAACTGGTCAAGAGGTAAACTAAGAGAATTAGGAGAAATAGATTTAGCAGAAGTTGGACCAGAAGGAGGAATCAAATCAAGTCCTAAAGCACCTAAATCTGATACACCTAATCCTAATCCTAAAGGAGAGGGAACAGCTAAAGGAGATGCTTCTGGCAAAAGAGGAGCTAAGGTTTCTGCAAAAGATAGAGAAGCATTACAAAAAAAAGCAGATGATTTTAATGAAAGATATAAAGAAAAATTAGGTTATGGCATAACTGTTGGCATGTTGGCATCGGTATTTCAAAGAGGTCTTGGTGCTTTCAATACAAGTCATTCTCCTAACGTAAAATCAGCTTCACAATGGGCACACGCCAGAGTTAATGCTTTTATGTACTTGGTAAGAAATGGAAGACCAGAAAACGCTAAGTACACTACAGATTATGATTTACTACCAGCTAAACATCCTAAAAGTTCTAAAAAATGATAAAAAATACATCTTATAAAGTACAAGTTGATGTCGATACTGACGCAATAAGAAATGCTTATAAAATAGAAGAAGGAGCATTTGTGACTACAGAAAGTGGAGTATGGACAGTTTATAATGGAGAATGGGTTAAATTACATCCACAATCAGGATTGGGTTCTGGTTTAGGTTGGACAAGATACGATGATAGTGTTTATATATCTTCTAATAAATTATCATTAACTGATGGTGTTACTGTTAATCTGCCAAATAACGGAGCAACTGTATATAGAAGTTATACAGGTATAGATTATTATAATAATTCAACAGGTAAAGTGTTAGCAGATAATGAGAATGATGTTTATATAATGACAATCGTTTTTAAATATCAAGCACCTAATGCAAATCAAACTCATATAGATTTACAATTTGAAGGAGGTAACGGAACTCCTTATGATAGAATTGTAGGGGAAGCTACATTCCCAAAAGGAAACGATGTAGCACACGATTATCATCAAGTATTTCAATATTATGCAGACGAGGATTTTGTAACCAATGGTTCTTATTGGCAAATAACAGCTTCAGGAGGTTCTGCACAAGTTTGGGATATAATATACTTTATACAAAAAACACAAAGCTATGCATAAAAAGACAAATGAAACATTAGGTAGAAATGTGCCAAAAAACGGAAGAAGAGGTTGTTTATGTAAAGATGGCAAAACATATTCAAGAAAGTGTTGTGATGGCACTTTAAGAGCTCAAGGTATAGGCAAAATCTAACAACCTTTTTACACATTATTACTTTTATAAATAAAATTAATTTTATAATATATATTTTATGGAAAAACAAAAAGCTACATCAATTCTAAACGACATCATGGAGAAATTATCTCTAATTAAAAAAGATGACGTTAAAGAAGTTGAGCTTAAAGAAGAAGAAGTTCAGCTTTCTGAACAGCTTACTGAAGAAGAAGAAATGTCACAAGAACTAACCGAACTTGCTTGCCAAGAAGAAGTAGTTGCTGAAGAACTTTCATCTGATGAGGTTGAAGCTGAAAAATTAGAAGAAGAAGCTCCTGTAGAGGAAGTTTCTGAAGAATCTCTTAACGAAGACAAATACGTTTCAAGAGAAGAATTTGATTCAAAAATCAAAGCAATTATGGATAAGATTGAGGAAATGAGTTTAGGTTATCAAGAAGAAAAAGTTTCTATGAGTAAACAAATAGAAGAGCTTTCTAAAGAACCTGCTGCAGAACCAATCAATCAGGGTTCAGATAGTGAACCAGTTAAAAAAATACTATATGCTCAAAACAGAGGTTTTACTACTAAAGACAGAGTATTAAATTCAATTTATAACATTAATAATTAAAATTAGATAAAAAATGGCTACAACCACTTCAATTACTACTACTTATGCTGGAGAATTTGCTGGAAAGTATATCTCTGCTGCATTATTATCTGGTGATACTTTAAATAGAGGTAACATCGAGATTAAACCAAATGTAAAGTACAAAGAGGTAATCAAAAAAGTTGCTACTGATTCTAACGTAATCAAAGACGCTACTTGTGATTTTACTGATACTGCTACTGTTACATTGACTGAAAGAATCTTACAACCTGAAGAGTTCCAAGTGAACCTTGAATTATGTAAGAAAGATTTTAGAAGCGACTGGGAAGCTATCCAAATGGGTATCTCAGCGTATGATAACTTACCTCCAAAATTCTCTGATTTCTTAATCGGACACGTTGCAGGTTTAGTTGCAGAAAAAACAGAACAAAACATCTGGGGAGGTGTAAACGGAAACGCAGGTGAATTTGACGGATTTACAGTTCTTATGGCTGCTGATGCAGATGTAAATGACGCAGCTAATGGTGCTGAAACTTCATTTACTTCATCTAATATTGTTACTTTATTAAGTAATGTTGTTGATTCAATTCCTAGTGCAGTTTACGGAAAAGAAGATTTAAAAATCTATGTTCCACCTGTAGCATGGCAAGCATATATCAGACACTTAGGAGGATATGGTGCTAACGGATTAGGTGCTGCTGGTTACAAAGGAGAAGGAAACCAATGGTATAACAACAATGCTTCATTATCTTTTGAAGGTATTGAAGTTGTTTATGCTTCTGGTATGCCATCTGACCATATTGTTGCAGGACAAAAATCTAACTTATACTTTGGTACTGGTCTTTTAGCTGACCACAACGAAGTTAAGTTATTAGATATGGCTGACCTTGATGGTTCTCAAAACGTAAGAGTTGTTATGAGATTTACATCTGGTGTTCAGTACGGAATCGGTTCAGATTTAGTATTATTAACATTAGCTTAATAATTAAATAATTGTATAACATAAGAAGGGTAGGTGGTATATACTACCTGCCCTTTTTTAATAAAAAATAAAATATTATGGCTTGTGGATTAAACTTAGGAAGAAAAGAACCATGTAAAGACGTAGTAGGTGGTATTAAAAATGTTTACTTTGTAGATTTTGGTGATTTTACATCAATTACTTATGATGTTACAGATACTGATGTTATAACTAGTGTTGGAACATCTGTTGCTAATTTCAAATACGAAGTAAAAGGAAACTCATCGTTTGAGCAAAATATCACTTCGTCAAGAGAAAATGGTACTACATTCTTCGAACAAACATTAAATTTAACCTTACATAAATTAACTAAGGAAGACAATAAAGAATTAAAACTGATTGCTTACGGAAGACCTCATGTTGTTGTAGAGGATTATAATAAAAACTTATTTATTATGGGTCTTGAAAATGGAGCTGATGTTTCTGGAGGAACAATTGTAACTGGTGCTGCTATGGGAGATTTAAGTGGTTACACATTAACTTTAACTGGAATGGAAAAAGTTCCAGCTAACTTTATAGATGTTGCTGCTGATGGAACAGTTGCTACTGCATTAACTGATGCAGGATTTGGTTCACCAACAGAAGGAACTAATTCTTAATAATTAAATTTACTTTGTAGAAAAGAGGGATGCTTTATGTATCCCTTTTTTTATGCAAACAATTTTAACTAACTTTATTATTTATATATGATAATATTAACAACATCTACAGATGCTCAAACTTTTAAGATAATTCCTAGAAGTGCACCGAGCTCTGTTACATTTGAACTTACTGATAAATCTAAACGTACTACAAGTACAATTTCTGTTACAGTAAGCAATTCAAACGGATATATGTCAATTACTGGCACATTTGGATTAGTTGCCAATAGATTTTATTCGTTTATAGTAAAAGATGGTGATACAATTATATATAGAGGAAGTATATTTTGTACTGACCAAACGGATTATAACGTATTTGATGTTCATTCTGGAGATTATACAACAGAGAACTCTTACGATAACGATTTTGTAATAATATGACAAAAAAAAGTAATAGAGCTAGTCGAAGAAGATTAACAGCTCAAAAACCGAAATTAGAAGTACAACAAGGTAAAATCCATGTTGTAAATCTTTCCTCCTATACAAGACCAGAGATTAATGAAAGATATAATCAAGAATGGATTGAATACGGAGATGACAACAATTATTTTCAATACTTAATAGATAGATATAATGGCAGTCCTACAAACAATGCTGCAATCAATGGAATAGCAGAAATGGTGTATGGCAAAGGATTAGATGCTGTTGATAGTATTGATAAACCTGAAGAATATAAAGAACTCAAAGAATTATTCACTAAGGATTGTATGAAGAAGATTTGCTATGACTATAAAATGATGGGTCAAGCTGCACTTCAAATAATCTATTCTAAGGACCGTTCTAGAATTGTTCAGGTAGAACATATACCAGTTGAAACGTTAAGGGCAGAGAAGGTCGATAAACAAGGTATAATCAAGCATTATTACTATGCAAAGGACTGGTCAGAAATTAAAGGTAGTAAAGTGCCAAAAAGAATACCTGCATTTGGTACAAGTAATTCAGGATTAGAAATACTTTATATCAAACCTTATAGAGCAGGATTCTATTATTATTCTCCTGTAGATTATCAAGGAGGTTTACAATATGCAGAACTTGAAGAAGAGATAGCAAATTATCATATCAATAATATTCAAAATGGTCTTGCTCCAAGTATGCTTATTAACTTCAATAACGGAGTACCTACTGAAGAGCAGAGAGAGCTTATTGAAAGAAGCATACAAGAAAAGTTTAGTGGTTCGTCTAATGCTGGTCGTTTTATATTGGCATTTAATGATAGCAAAGAGCTTGCAGCTTCTATAGAACCTGTCATACTTTCCGATGCTCATGAGCAGTATAAGTTTTTATCTGATGAATCAATGAGAAAAGTAATGGTATCTCACAGAATTGTATCTCCTATGTTAGTAGGTATAAAAGATAATACTGGTCTTGGCAATAATGCAGAAGAGTTACAAACTGCTTCAATACTTATGGATAATACTGTGATTAGACCGATGCAAGTAACAATACTTGATGAATTAGAAAAGATATTAGATTACAATGGTATTGAATTAGATATATACTTTAAAACTCTACAACCTCTTGAATTTACTGATTTGACTAATGCGATTACAGATGCTGAGATAGAAAAAGAAACAGGTATAAAGAAAGAGGACCAAGAACCAGAACAAGAAGTTGAACAACCAGAAAATATTGAAGAATAATGGCAACAGCACTATTTATAAAAAGGTCGGACATTGTTAAGAATACAGCTTTAAGTGCCAATGTGGATACTGATAAATTTATTCAGTTTATTGCATTAGCACAAGAGATTCATGTTCAGAATTATTTAGGTACAGATTTATATGACAAAATAAGTGCTGATATAATTGCAGGAACATTATCTGGTGATTATTTAGATTTAGTAAATGATTACATACAACCTATGTTAATTCATTTTGCTATGATTGAATATTTACCATTTGCTGCATATTCTATATCAAACGGAGGTGTATTTAAACATAATTCAGAAAACAGTTCTCTTGCCAGTAAAGAAGAGATTGATTTTTTAATTCAAAAGGAGAGGGATTACGCTGAGTATTACGCACAAAGATTTATAGATTATATGAGCTTCAATGCTCCAAGTAAATTTAGCGAGTATTACAGCAATAATAACGAAGATATATATCCTGATAAGGATACTGGGTTTCACGGATGGGTGATATAAAAAAAACATATAAACCTAAATTGGTTAATCAAAAAAAATTACTGACTTATCTAAATAAGTTAGTAAATAATAACAAAAAAAACAATAAATAATGGCTACATTATCAGGAAATAAAATAAAAGATACTTATCAGTCATTAATCAAGCTCACAGATAATGGCAATTTAACAACAGGAGCTAAACAACTAACTGATGGATTTGGAAATAACTCTCCATTATATATATCTACTACTCAAATAGGTATTGGTGTAACACCAGAAGCTACATACGACCTTCATGTTTACTCAAATGCCAAAGTAGGAGGAAACTTAACAGTAACAGGAGATTTAACAGTAGAAGGAACAACAACAACAATAGACACACAAACATTAACTGTAGAAGACCCACTAATTGAAGTCGCAAGTAATAACACTTCAACAGATGCAGTAGATATAGGTTGGTATGGTAAATATGCACCAAGTGGAACTGTATTATATGCAGGTTTATTCAGAGATACAGGAGATAGTAAAT